GGAAGGTGCGCTTCAAGTGGATCGGACAGCAAGGAGTAAGAGATGTCGAATACTTTAAATCAACAGGACAGTACAAAGAACCCTTCCAATACACAGGAGCCGTTCAATCCCCAGTCTACATTCAAGGCAGAGATTAGAGCGCACTCTGTTGTAGATTTCTTTGTGCTTGAAACAAACCTGCCACCCGATTTCGTCGCCCTTCTTAACGAAGAGATTGACAAGTTACTGGCAGAAGAGAACGTCAAGGAAAAGGATTACTCTGGAAACCTTGTTGGGCAGATCAAGAACGGGGCACAGCTTCTTCTTGAGAAAGACAGATGCGAGGCGTTCCACGGTGTGTATGGCGTAGCGGAAAGCTTGGCCAAGGAATACGCCAAGAGGTTCATGATGATCGGTTCTGGAGATGTAATACAGCAGGGTGCTGTCGATTATGTTCACGCAGATTGTTATGAGGCGTGGTCAGTTCATAGTTTCAGGGGGGATTATAATCCTATCCACGATCACGGTAACCGTCTCGACGGTGCCATGAGTTTTGTGATCTACACGCAGGTGCCACCTGACATGAGAAATAAAGACGCATCAAATATGAAGAACGCTTCTGGGTGGATGGATGGTTGCATCAGCTTCGTTAACGGGCCTACAAGCCAGAAAGCTGCGGCATCGTTTCGCTGGCCGAAAGTTCTGAATATAATTCCAGAGGTGGGGAAGATGGTGATCTTCCCGCACTGGTTGAACCACATGGTCTACCCGTTCGACTGTGAGGGTGAGCGGCGTTCAATCAGTGGCAACATCACGATGATGACTGAAGAGCAGCATCAGATATTGACGAGTCAGATTATGAATACTGGGGAAGACGTGGTCTCCGCCCCCTCACAACAGGGAGCGGAGTAGTAGCCGTCGAGGTTGTGGGCTAGAGATGATTACGGATCAGGTATCTGATCTGGGCAGACGTGGTCCGCTCGTTATCGTCACAGGCTTTCTTTAACTTAGAAAGACAGGTCTGGTCTAGAACGATGTGAAGTCGCGTGTTCTCACCAGTCTCTGCTTGAATTGTTGAAGGTGTCGAGACGACGACGGAGGGCGAGTTCGACTGATCCCCAATAGGTGCTGGCCCAGTCTTCGCCTCGCTCGTCAGATTGTTCTCTTGTTCTTGTTGCATTGTTTAATCTCCTCAACACATTGATCGCCTGTTCAGACGGATTGGTTACGTTGTTCATAGACACTCCTTCTATCACACTGCGTGGGCCGTAGCAATCACGCCCCCTCATCTGGTGTGCCCTTTTCTGGATAATCTTTCGGCACTAGCTTAACGATGTCAGCAGATGGTAGCTTCTGACTGATCTCGCGAAACTCTGGAGACTGAAGCACGTCATCATAGGTTGCGGTCTCCAGATTTATTTGTATGCAATCACCATTTACGGTCACGCTCTCCACTTCGCTCGTTAGGCACACGCTGCCGCGCATACCTAGAAACACAAGCAACTGTTGATGCTTGGCCTCCAAAAGCACAGCCATGTCAGCAAGGCTAAGTTGAGCAGCCAAGGTGCCCAAAGAATCCGCGTGGATTTCTTTTGGCTGTTTGAGAAAGTCACTCGTCTGTATAAACATCTGGCACATCCTCCCATGCAATGTTTCCTTTACCCCAGCATCTCTCACACTCTATGTCTACGGGATCGTAGCCTTGCCAAGGACCGTTGGCGTTAACTCCTCCGACAGTCACCTCTCCCTCGACTTCTCCTGTTCCTTCGCAATCCAGACAGTCAAAATCAAAGTCGGGAATGATTTCATCCCAGTCGTTTCGCCAAGAGTAAATCACTGGAACTCGTACCGACGACTCAATACAAAGCTTAACTAAAGCCTTGATCGTTTGCGAATTGTCGGTGGCTTGTATAGCTTCTTTTATGCTGCCGTCATTCATCTGCTTCCTCCTTTTTGTTAGGCGTCATCCAATTACGATCTGAAAATGGGCGCTGTTCTTCCCAAGAACTGTCCCAAGTTTCTTGTGCGTTATCAGTAACTGTATTGAACAAGCGATCATCAGCTAAAAAATTCTTGAGCTTTTCAAGTTGTAAACAATTTAGCTTGAACCATTCACCGCGTACGCACATTTCCTCTATTTTTCGATGCAGCCATTTCTCTAGGGAACAAGCTAGAGGACTGTCTTTTGTCTTGTAAACAAATTGTAATTCAAAGGGAGAACCGATTTGTAGGCCGCGTATTCTCTCGCTGGGGTTTGTCGAAACCCCTATCTTAATAAGACAGTCATCAGATTCTTCGGGCTGCTCACACTCCACAATGTAAAGACTTTTGTAACCCCTCAAAGATTTGGAGGCTGGCAGCTTAGAACTTTTTGGTGGGCTTGTGCCAAGGGGAGGATGGTTATTGATCGCCTGTTCAACAGTTTCGACCAAGGGTTGGGGTTGGCGTTGCAAGTTCTTATTAGGCGGCGCGGCAGGGGGTGGATTGTTTTTTTTGTGCCATTCTTTTATTCCACGCTCAAATTCGCTAAGACGTGGCCTTGTATGACCTTGTGTGATCCTTTCCTGCTGATCTTCTTTCCAGATATTTATAGCTTTTTCATAGCCAGAAATTATTTTCCAGTTAGAAAGACTAGATTTAGCAATCTCGTGGTCTCTAGTTAACTGCCCAGACCAGTGATGACGCTTTAAGTATCTCAACCTCTGGTCTGCGCCTTCAAAATTATCATAGCACCGCTTATCAACGACTCCATCTCTCAGAACAAAGTAAACCTGCTGAACAGGGTCGCCTACAACTGCTTTATAGCCGCTTGGATCGCTTAAAAGTTGCGGAGGGTGACCCTTTGCGTTGTCTCGTAAAGATTTAACGCTGTGCATCATGATGACCTTTCTTTCGATTTGTTAGTTAAGAGATAGTCCTTGGTGATGGTGCCAAGTTCTTTGTTGCCGCGCTTGTGAGACTTGACCCACACTCGCCGACCGTCGTGCAGTCTGCGGAAGTGGCCGCGCACATCGTGCAATCTTTTCATTCCGCGCACTTCTTCTAGGTAGTCGTCAGGCGTTATCGACACGCCGTTTACTTTAGGCAAATCAATCTCAAGCACTATGTGTGAGTTGAACTTGATCGGCTTTCCATATCTCAAACCACCGCGACCTGTCATAGGTCTTGGTGATTTGATCACCCAGTCATAGTTAAGAACGTGCAACAGACAGATCAGAAACCTTGCGTCACCAGCAGAAGCTATCGTGCCAGAAAGCTTGGTGATTGCTTCGTGATCTTCTCCACTGTAGTCGGGGTCATCGCCCGACATGCGAGGCACCATCCAATCAATCGACCTCGACTGCACGGCATGGATATGATTCGTCAGTCCAATGAAGGGCCAGTCTGAATACCTGTCCTCAGGGACAGATTGTAACTGTTCGTTAAACCACTGAACGCCTAGCAACATGCGAACATTTTCCGCGTGGGTATTTAAGTGCTGCTTGTATTCTTGTTCATACTCGCCACTGTCGGAAGGGGTGAAGGAAAAATCCTGATGAAACGCCCGATGGTCTTTGTCTGACCAAGGATGTGGTGACAGTTCAAACGCAGACCCATCAAACATAATCCGTTGACGGGTAACCGCTTGCCCTTCCTTTCCCAATGGGTACACGGGAGAAAAGCAGTAGTGATCCTCCTCGCCCGTCCCGATAAAGGGATAGTCAAGTTCTTCTATAAAGTAACCAACGTAATCGGATGTGCCCGACAGACCTGCCGACCACATTGAATGAGCAACAGTGTTATTGGTCGTGAGATAGTGTTCGCCGATTGCTTCTTGTCTCACTTTCTCGTCCCACTCAATCCACATAGGTGTGTTGGGCGGCACGGCATCGCCGATAATAGCCAACAGTTCGTCGGCATCGATTGTCATCGACAGGGAAACGGCGTGGCGAACCATCGATTCGTCTACTGTGTAACGAGTAGCTTTACGAAGGCCATTGTAAGCGCCTTTGATTCGATCACGCGAGTGAGGGGTAAGCCTGACCCGCTCTCCCTTGCTGTTGCGTCGGGCGACACTAGGGCAAATGTTTGGCACACTTTCGTAGGAGATGAGGCCAACCTTTGGCGCAGATAAAGCGGCCAGCGTTTGATCGGCCAGATTATATTCACTGGTCATGATGACCTTCCTTTCTGTGATTGATGAGTCACTGGTAACCTATAAGAAAAAGGGCGGCACCCATGATTAGGTGCCGCCCGTGAGCCACGAGGTTCCGAAAGGTTACCTTGTACACCTCTGCTCACTGACGGGGTTTTGGGTAGGGCACTCGCCGTCTGATCCCCCCACAGTCACTATCCGACGAAGCGCCAGACCTTTATTTCGCGACTGTGGTTAGACTTTCGAGAAGACTTGATCCTTTCACCCGTAAACTCCCATTCCTTTCCTCGGAACAGTGAGCCAGCCGCATTGCCCAGCGACTCGGTGATGCCTTCCTTCTCGAATGCCTTGCCAACATCGTCAGCAGTTACGGTTCTGCTGTCGCGAAGCATGGCGATTTGTCTTGCGACGTGACGCGCATGGTCGAGCAGCATATGCTTGCCGCCATACTCTGCGGCAGTCATGCCTTCTTGCTTCAGGCGATTGCTTTCCGCGATGTCGAACAGGTCTGGATCGTTCTTCATGTCAATGGCCTTTCATTTCAATGATGACTTGGTCGAATGCCGGTGCGACGACAAGCATCGCACCGATGAGCAGGGCACCGATAACGCTGACAATAATTGTTAAAACGATCTCCTTCTTGTCTCGCTTGGCCCAGTCATGACGGTGTTTATTCATGATTTCCTCCAAAATAACGGCGATTCTCATCGACCTCGTGAGTAGTTGGTGGTGCAACTACCCACGAGATCAACGAGAGAAGCCTTGATTATCGGCTGATCTGGACGACTTGCGCCCAGTCAGCCTGTTTCTCAATGGTCTCAAGCCAATGCTGATGCTGTATGCATGCAGCAATCAGTGTCGGGCATGACGGCTCAGGGATTTCGTCGTAGTAATCCTCGCAATCACTGAACACGATGATCGCATCGACATCCAAGCCTTCTTCTTCGATATGCTCGAAAGCACCCTTGGTGTTTGTGCCACCATAGAAACGAGTGCGGTCAATCTCGTCACCAGCCTCGACCACCTGTACATCTCTCACCTTGTGCGTGAACTTGATGACGTGACTGGTGATGTCGAACTCGGACGTGATCAACTGCAACTCTTCGCAGAACTGGGCAAACATCTCGTCATCGACTGATGATGACACGTCAAGCAGAACTGCAATCTCACCGCCGACATCGACACGGCGGCTAGGCAGCGGCACACCCACCGCACGAGACCGACGACCAAGCCGCTGGTATGTCGTACCAGCAGGGCGACCGTCCAACAGGAACCGCCGCAGGACTGACCGCCAGTCAACCTGTGGCCGACGAAGCATGTCAATGTGCTGCTTGAACGGGCTGTCTTCCTTGCCAGCCTCGCCAGATATCATGGCGGCATTCAGCACGATCTCGGTCCACTGGTCGTCTTGCTCCTGAACGTCAGCGGCAGACAGTGCGGACCCGTCGTCGTTTGTGCCGTCGATCACCACCCCGTGGCCTTGCATGTCCACTGGCTGGTCGTCACCCGACTGAGCAGGTAAAGCGGGAGCGTCTTGAGAGCCGCCGTTCTCTGCGGCTTTCGCGTCGTCACCCTGAGCATCACCCTGAGCATCGCCCTCATCATCACCCTTTGGTGATTCGCCCTCGCCTTGCTGACCAGCGGCTGGTGGTTCTGGCTGATCCTCAAAGAGCTTTCCGTAGATGTCCTCTGCGGCCTGTCCGTCCCAAGCCAGATCAACCAACCCGTCTTCGGGCAGAGAGAAACCGGCAGCAACTAAGATGGCGTTGATGGCGTAGTCGGCGGCGACGTTCCAGTTGTTCTGGTCACGCTGACCTCGACGCAGATGGTGCTTGAACATCACATGGCAGACCTCGTGGGCAACCACGCCCTTGAGGTGAGCGTTCGAGTGCTTGTCAACAAACTCAGGGTTAAACAAAATGCGCTTGCCATCGGTCGCCATCGTGTCGAACTGATCGGTCTCGACCAGATCAAGACGCATGGCGATGTTACCGAAGAACGGATTGTCCAGCAGTAGCTGGGTCCGCGCCTTGGTGATCTTCTGATGTGCTAGTGACATATCAATACCTCCTTACTGACCGATGAAATCATCGATCTGGTTCATGATCTGACGAGCGTTGTCAGCGACTTCTTGACGCTTGCCCTCGTCCTTCTTGAGGGTAGAGGCATCGGTCTCGGTCAAGCGCAGCCCGATCTCCTTGGCGAGTTGTTCCAAGCGAGGGTCATCCCCGACATTCAGCGATGGCAACAGATCGGCAATGTCACGCACGTTGCCGACCAGACTGTCGTAAAGCTTGGCACCTTTCTTGTCGGGATCGAAAGCTTCGAGACGCTCGACCATGTTGCTGATGGCAGAGTAGGCGCGGTCGAAACACTCGCTGGTCACCTGCGTGACACGCTCGTCATTCTTGCGCTGCATCTGCGTGACGATCTTCTGCTTGTCTTCAGCAGACATGGCCACCCGAAAGTCCCCAGCCTCAGGGACAGGGCGAACCTCGACATCCGAATGGAACAACTCGGCACATGCCTCGACGCTGGGGAATATGTCAGCGTCGAACAGGTCGCCCAGTCGATGCGGTGCCTGATCAACCAACTCAGGATAGACCTTGAGGAAATCAGTCACCGCGATGTCGAAAGCATCGGTCTTCTCACGCATCACTTCGGTGAAGCGGTCATAGCCCTTGGCCTTGATGATGTACCAGCCATCCTCGGACCACGGCGCAGTCTCTGCCGCGAACACATTGTAGAGCGCACCACGAGCAGTCTTGACTGCCTTGTACGCAGGGTGGGTGGTATCGATCAGCGTCTTGATGACCTTGACCGCCCGTTGGTTGGCGTTCTTCTGGTCTGCGACTTCGAGCGATACGCCCTTGTCAGTCTTGGAGAAGCTGGGGTATTTCACCGACAGCCTCACAAGCAGTGCTTTTTCTGATAACATAGTTCACCTCTCGGATTGATGTTGACGAGTCACTGATGACTCGTAGATGCATTTGCATCTATCAGCACACCGGATGTGATGTGCTGGTAGATGCAGGGGCCGAAGCCCCCACACCGTTAGCGTCAGCCGAGTTCCACGTCGGCATTGTCTGCGCGGTACTGGCAGACCGCCTTGGTCTCAGCCAGATCGGGATGACGCGAGAGAATGTCACGCACCAGCACGACACCGAACTCACGACCTAGTCGTTTGCCGTAGATCAGCGCGGCCTCGATGGTGTCCTCGTCCACCCGCTTGGCGATGTTGGCGACCAGCGCGATAGTCACGTCGGTATCCGTAGGCACCTCGCAGTTCTCAGGGTCGTCGAACACCTTGCTGACCGGGATCAGCCGGTCGAAGATGCGGAGGAACCCCGCGAACTCAGCCGCACGTCCCTGCCCAATCAGGCCGGATAGCGCGGGAAGATAGTCCCGGCTTTCGATATGCGGCAGCAGCGCAGACACCGCCGACCACGACCGTGCAGTCGGGCTGACCTCGGCCTTGGGGTCGAACTCTTGCAGGGCATCAGGGCGATGCCGCACATAGCCGACCACACGATGGTCGATACCGGACTGACCAGCCCACGCAGCCCAGTCATCCACGTCGGCTTCGAGCGGCACGACAGTCAGGCGGTCACGCACATGGGTTGGCAGTGGGCGGCAACCCGCCTTGTCCTTCGAGCGGTTGCCGGTGGCAATCACCGACCAGCCGTCAGGCAGTTGATAGCCGTGCAACTCACGTTCCAGCAGGAGACGTGCGGCACCGTTGAGGACGCCTTCGTCACCTTGTGGCAACTCGTCAATGAGAAGCACACCGACAGCCCCGTCACGATCTGCGCGGGGTAGCCAGTCCATCGGCTTGAACGTGGTCATTGCCCCTGACACGTCAGGGATGCCCGTCCAGTCCTCACGGGCCATCGTCGGCACCGGAGCGTAGATCAGGTTGCCGCCCAGTTGCTTGGCGATCTGTCGGGCCAAGGCAGTCTTGCCCAGTCCGGGTTCGCCTTCGAGGTAGGGAACGCCGCCCGACTTGAGTATGGCGAGGGTGATGCGAAGTGCTTGAGAGTATTTCATGAGTATTTCCTTTCGGGTTGGGGTGTTGGTTTACTTACGGGCCGCGACCATTGCGCGGAGATGACGCTCACGTTCACGAGCAAGTTTCTCGTCTCGTTTGTGCTGGCGCTTGACGGCGGCGACCTGTTCGTCGCCAAAGACGCCTGTTGCCCACATACCCATGATGGTGATGACAAAGAAGACGACGGTTGTGATGATGACGAAGCTTGCAAAGATTTCCATGTGTAGTTCCCTTCGGAGTTGATGTTGATGAGTCACTGGTAACTTGTGGCTACCCAGACCGCCGCCTGATGGCGACGGTTTCGGCCCCTGCCAGAGGGCCTCGTCAGTGGGCTAGTCGTCCCCGAGAACACATTGCCTCAGGGTCTCTAGAGGCTGATCGGGAAGATCAGCGATGAAGCGCAGGTCTTCGTCGGCGCGAAGACGTTTGCGAATAACATCAAGCGTCGGTATCGGCTTGATGTCGCCGCGCTCATGAAGGCGAGGCATATCCAGAACCTCTCTCGCGGCTTGGATGATCCGATTGGATCGGGAGTGGTCAACCATGTGTGTCTCCTTTGGTTGGTGGGGTGTCTAATTTGTAATTGACCTCTTGTCTCAACGTATTGACTGTATGAGTGAGGTTAACGATCTGACTGGACAGCTCATGCACATCCGCTGCCAATCTCTCGGTCAGCGTCATCATGGCGTTAATTACTTCGTCTTCGGTCATGTGTAATTCCCTTCGGAGTTGCTGTTGAGAAATGATTTTCCCAGACGCCCCGGAGGGCGTTTCGGCTGGTGATCATCCAGCCTCGTCAGTGGGATTAGTCGGTCCAGCGGTCGATCATGGCCTTCGCTTCGCGCAGCAACTCTGCGCCATCGGTCCAGCATTCTTCGGTGGCGGGGCGCATGTTGAAGTGACCGTCCTCCATGCGCTCTATGATCCAGCCTTTGTATTGATGTTCCATGTCAGTCTCCTCAGTGGGTGCCGGGGCCGAAGCCCCGGCGATCGGTTACGCTGCCTGTTTCAGCACGGTCACGTTCTCATGGCCGTTCGAGATTGCGACGGCGGCAGATGTTGACCGCTCCAGCAATTCCCAGACAGCAGTCATGCCCTCGACAGTGTCGAGGTCGAGACCGTTTGCCTTGATGAGCTTCTGGGCGAAAGCGACCACTTTCTCTTCGTCGCTGACCTCTTCCTGTGGGTTGAGGTGAGCGACCAGCTTGTTGTAGCTGTTGATCTCAAGGGCATCGCAGATGTCAGCGACCTCGCGGCTGACTTCCGAGATGGCGTGATCCCAGTCGCTGCTTTCCTGAGTAGCGTCCTTGATCGCCTCGGCTGCGACGGTGATCACCTCGGCGAAGTCGTCCGACTTGGCAAGCTTCTGAGCGTTCTCCGCAAGCTTCTTGCCCTTGCCCGACTTGCTCTTCTGGCCAAGCACGTCGAAGCAGACGGCGGTGAGGAATGCACCGGCATCGGCCTTGCGGCCTTTGCGTTGGCGCAGGATGTCGGCGTTGACTGCCTCGACTGCGATCAGGGCGATCAGGCTGAACTTGTCGGCCTCGACTTCCATCTCGCTGCGGACCCGTGAAATCTCGGCTTCCTTGGCGGCGATGGTGTTGGCGACGTTGGTGGCTTCGTTGATAAGGTAAGTCATGTGTAATTCCCTTCGGAGTTGTGTGTTTCGCCCATGCTTGGGCCAAGGCCGCACCACGCGGCTCATCAGGAGTGCAGTATCAGCACCCGACACACTTCCCAGAGGATGGCTAGTTCAGGGCGGCACCAGCGGGATGCTGGATTAGGCTGACCATCTTTACACGACTTCATGCGCGTCTTGGCTCCCGATAGACGGGTTGGGTTTTCACTGCTTGTCCTGCATCTGCGCTTGGCTGGGTCGGGTCCGACTTTCGTCGCCCAGTGTAGTGTCACTGGGAAAGTGCCTTCCTCAACTGCTACTCATTCGGGGCAGTGGGTTCGCGTTGTTAGGCTGTCGCGATCAGCGTATGGACATGATATAGGCCCATCGGCTCCCACTGTCAACACACCTGAGGAAATTAAATTGAGGGGGTGATTCTCCCGTGTTGGTGGCCAGCAAATCACACTGACATTGCAGCGGGTGTGCGATACCATCTGATGGTGATCAATCAGCATGAGGTGACGACGTGGCACAAGATGGACTGAAGGTGGTCGGCGGGACCGAGAGCGGCAAGTCGTCGGGCAAGGGGCGGCGACCGCTCACCAGCAAGCAACAGGCATTCGCTGATGGCGTGGTGTCGGGACTGAGCCAGAGCGAGGCGTATCGCCGCGCATACTCTGCGGAGGGCATGAAGCCGTCAGCGGTCCACACTGAGGCCAGCACGTTAGCGGCGCACCCTGAGGTTGCCCGGAGGATCGATGCGGGATTGGGGGAGAAGGAGAGGGCTGCACAGCGTAGCGGCCTCTCGCGGAGGGCGATGGTTCTCGAACGGCTGGAGTTGGAGGCAATGACTGCCGAAGCAGATGCCGCTCGTATCAGGGCGCTCGAACTGCTGGGCAAACATGAACGCCTGTTCGTGGACGTGGTGGAAAATCAGGAGGACACTCGCAGCGCAGACGAACTGCGTGGGGAGTTGGAGGACAAGCTTGCCGATCTGATCGGTCGAGTCACTGATGACTCGTAGCGAGGCAGTCGATGGGTTGGCAGTGGGCAGTGGGTTGTCTGGGCTAAAAGACCCTACCCCTAAAAGGCCAACTGTTCTGACGGCCAGACGCCGAGGGGCCACCCCCTGAGGCGGCTAGGCGTGTCGGCTGGGCCACCATACACGCTGTTTCACTCAAACGATTAGCTGGATTTGATAGCCCCCCCCTATTACCTGTTTCTGTAATGGCCTTGAGTGTGCCCCCACCCTTATATAACTGAAACAAAGGGAGGTAGGTTTACAGTGGGCTATGGGTGTGCTATATAATTCTACAGGAAAGGAGCCTGTTATTAACAGTTGCTATTAACTGTTAAGTTAACTGTTAAGGTTTTAATAGTTAATAGCAATTAACAGTTAATAACTGCTAACGGTTGATAACAGGCTACCTAAATATCATAATTCTGAGCATTCGGCAAGGGGCATATGAGAAAAGAATTTGATTACTACCCCACCCCCATTTCGATAGTTGAGCAGATAGGCAGTAGGCTGGACTGGGGGCCGTGTAGTTTCTGGGAGCCGTGCAATGGTGGTGGGCACCTGAGTAATTCGTTGGAGGAGCGCGGCTATAGCGCGATACGCACGGACATTCAGCATGGCAAAGACTTCTTTAACTTCGATGGCGCTCTCCATGAGAACCTGATTACCAACCCACCCTTCAAGTATATCCGTGAGTTTATCGATCATGCGTTTCTGATAGGGGTAAAGCGCATGGCGCTGGTGTGCCCGGAAAGATTGTGGGCGTGTGGCAAAGGTAGAGAGCAGTTCGTCAGGCACAGACCCAGTTCGTTTGCCATGATGGACTGGCGCGAGGATTATCTGGGTAAAGGGGGTAAACCGGATCGGGCACTTGCCGTATCGGTGTGGCATTCCCCCTGTGCAAGAACCTGTAATTTTGATATATGGACAAGGGTATGAGTATGACTGATCAGGATGACGATCTTCTGATCGGGTTTGAGAAGGAGTTACTGGAACGTATTCAGGTTCTGGAGGATGCGTTACAGGAGATACTGGATATAGCAAATGTTTCCGATGGAAGGGCGGCTGCGTTCTACGGAATGTTAGCAAATCGCGCCCTCAGGGGAGGGAAGATTGAAGGGGAAATTTAACGCCAAGATAGCGGCAGAGTTTACGCCGCCAAAAACGTGGGTGTTGCAGAAGCCTTTGTCGTTCAGTTCGCGGCTTATTGCCAAGGACGAGGTTAGCCTCCTGCGTCAGATCGGGGTAAATGTTTCCTCGCACAAGAGCTTTGTTATGGGAAAGGTGACGTGCGTCGAGGGTATGCAAACTGATCTGGCTTCGGTGCCCCGTATTGTGTGGGCCGTGATATCTCCGTGGGATGTAGCGAGAGCGGCTGTCATCCATGATCATCTGTATGCCTCCCTTAGAAAATACTTCCATTCATCCAACCCCAGAAAGTCCACATGGCGGAAGGCGCGGAAGCTTTCGGACAATATCTTTCTGTGGGGTATGCAGAGTGCGGAGCCGCCTGTCCCCGCTTACAAGATGTGGTCAGCTTACTACTCGGTGCGTTTGTTTGGTCGGTGGCCAGCTTCTGCCAAGGAAAAGAACTAGACCATGAACTTAGCCGCTGTTGATATTGACAAGATAAGTCATGATGACAGGGTGGAGCTTCTTGCGCTTGTAGACAAAATCAAAAAAGCAGAGACGCGGGAAAACTGTCAAAGCGAATATATCACCTTCGTTAAGTCTGTGTGGCCAGCGTTTATCGAAGGACGGCACCATGAGATTATGGGTGAGGCGTTCGAGCGTGTCGCACGGGGTGAACTCAAGCGTCTGATTATCAACATGCCACCCCGTCATACCAAATCCGAGTTTGCAAGTTATCTGCTTCCTGCTTGGTTTCTGGGGCAGTACCCGGAAAAGAAAGTTATTCAGACCGCACATACCGCTGAACTCGCTACAGGCTTTGGCCGAAAGGTCAGGAACCTTTTTCAGGATGAGTCCTTCAAGGATATATTTCCAAATGTTTCATTGAGGGCTGACTCAAAAGCAGCCGGTCGGTGGAATACAAACCTTGGCGGTGACTACTTCTCTATCGGTGTCGGCGGTGCTGTAACTGGTAAAGGTGCTGACCTCCTGATTATCGATGACCCGCACTCCGAACAGGATGCCCAGCAAGGAGCGTATAACGCTGACGTGTTTGATCGTGTGTATGAGTGGTACACCTCAGGCCCACGCCAGCGTCTCCAGCCGGGAGGGGCCATCGTTATCGTTATGACGCGGTGGCACCAGCGTGACCTTACGGGCCAGATTATCAAGGCGTCGATTGAGCGGCAGGGTTCTGATGAGTGGGAGCTTATTGAGCTACCCGCAATCATGCCGTCAGGTAATGCGCTGTGGCCGGAGTTCTGGAAGCTTGAAGAACTTGAAACTCTCAGGAATGAATTACCTGTAACCAAGTGGTCGGCTCAGTATCAGCAAGACCCGACGAGTGAACAAGGCGCTATTATCAAAAGGGAATGGTGGCAGGAGTGGGAACGCGAAGACCCTCCCCCTTGTGATTTTATTATTCAGTCTTGGGACACGGCTTTCCTGAAGACGCAGCGAAGCGACTTTTCTGCGTGTACGACATGGGGTGTGTGGTTCAATGAAGAAGCTAACAACCATCACCTGATACTGTTAAACGCATTTCAAGACAGGATGGAGTTTCCAGAACTCAAAGCAAAAGCTTATGAGCATTACTGTGACTGGACGCCAGACGCATTTATCGTTGAGGGGAAAGCTACGGGAATGCCTTTGATATTTGAATTAAGGCAAATGGGCATACCTGTAACGGACTTTACGCCGAGTCGCGGTAACGATAAGATTGCACGGGTAAATGCGGTTGCTGATCTTTTTCATTCTGGAATTGTTTGGGCACCACAGACCCGATGGGCTGAAGAGGTTATAGAGCAGTTTGCTTCATTTCCTTCTGGGTCTAATGATGATCTGGTGGACTCCAGCACTCAGGCATTGCTGCGTTTCAGGCAGGGTGGGTTTGTCCGCGCTGCCGGTGATGAAGTGGAGCAGGAGCATTGGCGTGACACTGTAGAGTATTACTGATCGGAAGGACGGGCTAATGGCTATAGAGAAACCCTTGGTGAGTGGACCGTTTCCAGAAGAAACGGAAGAAGTAATCGAGGTTGATACCGAGCAGGACGAGGCTGACGTATCAATAGGTGTTCTCAATCCTGAGGCTGTTTCGATTGAAACCGAGGACGGCGGCGTGATCATTGAGTTTGATCCGCGCTCTGAAGACGAAGACCCAGACGCCAGCGCACACAATGCAAACCTTGCCGAGTTCATGGAAGACGGTGACTTGCAGCATCTTGCGATGGAGTTGATGGGTCAATATGAGTCAGATCGTATGTCCCGCAAAGACTGGGAAACAACATACATCAAGGGTCTTGATCTTCTCGGTCTCAAAATCGAAGACAGAACACAGCCGTTTCCCGGTGCCTGTGGTGTCTTCCATCCCGTGCTGACAGAAAGCATTATTCGCTATCAGGCGCACTCCATGATGGAAACCTTTCCTTCTTCCGGTCCCGTCAAGACGCAGGTGCTTGGCAACATAGATACGGAAAAAGAAGAACAGGCTCTTCGTGTGCAGAATGAAATGAACTTCCAGATCACGGAAGTCATGACTGACTATCGCAGTGAGCATGAGCAGCTATTGTTTCATCTGCCGCTTGCGGGATCAGCCTTCAAGAAAATTTATTACGACGTAGATATGGGCAGGGCGTGTGCCGTGTTTGTACCAGCGGAAGACTTGGTTGTGGCGTATGGCGCGACTGACCTGAGAAGCTGTCAGCGGTTCACCCATGTAATGAAGAAGACGACCAACGAAGTCAGAAAGCTACAGGTGGCGGGGTTCTACAGGGATGTCGATCTTCCTGAGCCAAGCCCCGACTACAGCCAGATACAATCTGCCTATGATCGCATTCAGGGTGATGATCCGTCTGTCGAGTATGATGATCGCTATACCCTTCTTGAAATGCACGTTGATCTTGATCTTGAGGGATACGAAGACGAGAAGGACGGTGAGCCGACAGGGATTGCGTGTCCGTATGTTGTGACCATCGATAGCCAGTCTCGCGACATTCTTTCAATTCGCAAAAACTGGAACAAGGGCGATGAGCGCAAGATGCGGCGTATGCACTTCTCGCACTACAAATTTATGCCGGGACTTGGGTTCTACGGGATTGGACTGACCCACATGATCGGTGGCATGGCAAAGTCTGCCACGTCTATTCTGCGCCAGCTAGTTGATGCCGGAACCCTGAGCAATCTTCCCGCAGGTCTGAAGACGCGAGGCTTGCGGATTAAGGGTGACGATTCACCGATAGCTCCCGGCGAGTTTCGTGACGTTGATGTACCCGGAGGCTCAATCCGCGACAACATAAGCTTCATGCCATACAAGGAACCGTCTGGAACTCTTTACCAGTTGCTTGGCACAATCGTTGACGAAGCCCGTAAATATGCGGCTGTTCCCGATATGAATATCGGAGAGATGAGCAATCAGGCTCCCGTTGGTTCCACGCTTGCTATCCTTGAACGATCCATGAAAGTCATGTCTGCGTGTCAGGCGCGGCTACATGCTTCCTTGCGTAACGAGTTCAAGATACTAGCGGGTGTTATCAAGGACTTCCTTCCCGCCGTCTATGACTACGAAGTCAATGGAGACGCCAATCGTAAGACGGACTTTGATGACCGCATTGATGTAATTCCTGTTTCGGACCCCAATGCTACGACAATGGCGCAGCGGATTATGCAGTATCAGGCTGCACTCCAACTCGCCCAGCAAGCCCCACAAATGTATGACTTGCCCCAGCTTCACAAGCAAATGCTGGAAACTCTGGGTATCCAGAACGTAGACAAGATTATTCCTGTCGGCGCGGAGGTTATGCCGGAAGACCCTGTCAGCGAAAACATGAACATAATTAACATGAAGCCCGTCAAGGCTTTCGCTTATCAGGACCATGAAGCACACATCCGTACCCATATGGCAGCTATACAAGACCCGAAGATACTGGCTCTCGTACAGCAGTCGCCTAATGCTGCTGCAATACAAGCTGCGCTTGAGGCCCATCTTCGTGAACATCTGGCGTTCCAGTATCGTTCTGAAATTGAAGAGCAGCTTGGTGTCGAGCTTCCCCCGATTGGAGAGCCGCTGCCACGCGACGTGGAGCAAAGACTTGCAGGTCTTGTGGCCGCTGCCGCAGAGAAGCTTCTGCAAAAAGATATCGCAGAAGCTCAAGCCGAAGAAAACCGCAAAAGAATGGAAGACCCCGTTGTTCAGATGCAGCAGGAAGAGCTTCGATTGCAAGCGGCGGATATTGAGCGGAAAGCCAAGGGAGACCAGATGCGTGTCGAAGCTGACCTTCTCAAAACCCAGACAACGGCAGAGACAGAGCGGATGCGTATTTCATCTCAGGAGAAAACGACGGGCGCTCAGATTGGAGCCAAGATTGCAACGGAAAGCATGAAGGCTGCTGTCGATGACAAGGAGACCTCGTCTAAGGAGAAGATCGAAGGTGCCAAGCTAGGGGCCAAGATTGCTGAAGACATTGTGGAGGCCGCAGGTAATGCCAGCAAAAAAGAAGACTAAGTCACGAGTTAACGAAGCGGGAAACTATACAAAGCCCACCATGCGTAAACGCTTGTTCAATAAGATTAAGTCAGGCGGCAAGGGCGGAAAGCCGGGACAATGGTCGGCAAGAAAGGCTCAGATGCTGGCTTCCCAGTACAAGAAAGCCGGTGGAGGTTATAAATAATGGCCGTCAAAAAGAAAGCTCCCGGCAAGCTGACCAAGCGTCAGGAAGACACTCTGAAGAAACACGCCGTTCACCACACTAAAAAACACATGGCTGAAATGAGAAAGGTCATGCGAAACGGGGGAACCTTTACCGCAGCGCACAAGCAAGCGATGAAAAAGGTTGGCAAGTAATGCCCCTCAAAAAATCCCAGAAATCCCTGAAGAATTGGACAAAGCAGAAGTGGCGAACCAAGTCGGGTAAGCCGTCCACGCAGGGGAAGAAGGCAACAGGGGAAAGGTATCTTCCAGAAAGGGCTATTAAGAAACTAAGCTCCAAGGAATACGCGGCTACTACAAAGGCTAAACGCAAAGGTACAAAGAAAGGTAAGCAGCACGTCGCGCAACCCAAAAAAATTGCAAAGAAAACAAGGAGGTATCGTTAGTGAGTATACAAGGCGATCACATATTGACTCGTCTACAGAAGTTCATGCGAGAACAGATGAACGATGGGGCAGACCATCTTGCGTCTGGTGGTGCAAAGGACATGGCTGAGTACAGTCGCATGGTCGGACGCATAGAAGGAATAGCTATGGTAGAAAGGGAGATGGTCGATCTCTCTAGCAAGCTTCAAGACGATGACTAAACAGGATACCGCTGTGCCTGTAATAATTCAGCGCGAATCGAGCATTGCTCGCGGAGACAGAAAGAATGACGAAGACGTTAGAGAAGGAGCGCCCGTCGCTCAAAAAGGTAGTTGAAGAAGAAACAGCCTCCCAGTTACCCAAACCCTGTGGTTATAAAATACTGATAGCCCTCCCCGAAATCGAAGAAACCACTGAAGGTGGCATCATCAAGCCCGACATAGTCAGGGAGCTTGAAGAGTATTCTACAGTGGTGGGCTTTGTGCTGAAGTTGGGTCCAGATTGTTACGACCAGACGGCAGACCAGAGCAAGAAGTTTCCTACGGGAGCTTACTGTAAGGAAGGGGACTTTATCCTGTTCCGTGCTTTTCAGGGAACTCGCATCCGTATCCACGGTAAAGAGTTTCGTCTTATTAACGACGATAATGTTGAAGCTGTTGTGGAAGACCCACGCGGCATTACGAGGGCTTAGAGATGGCTGAAGAGAAACCCGAAGTATCGGAGGAACCTCAGGAAGAGCTTTTCGAGATTGAGGTTATTGATGACACCCCGGAAGAAGATCGTCCTTTCTTGGACAAGGGCGCTTCTGATGATGACGACGAAATCAAGGGTGTCGGTCAACGAGCGCAGGACAGGATTGGTCAGCTTAAGCGTGAGTTTCATGACAAGCGGCGTGAAGCTGAAGCAGCGCAGCGTATGCAGACTGAGGCTATCAATGTTGCCCAGACCATACGTCAGGAGAATGAACAGCTTAAGGCTTTGTTAAAAAGCGGTAATTCGGCTTTGTTCGATGTGACCAAAGCAAAGAACGACGCTGATCTTGCTCAGGCACAGTCAGACTTGACTAAAGCTTATGACGAAGGAAACGCCGAAGAAATTGTTTCTGCTCAAACGCAGCTTAACGAGTTGATGTTTGACGGGCGCAAGCTTCAGGAAGCGATTACTCAGAGAGAGGCTCTTGCTCAAACCCCGGCTCCTGCCGCTGCTTTATCGCAGAAACCTGATATTACCCTTACAGAGCGGGACACGGATTGGATAAGAAAAAACCCGTGGTTCCAGAAAGATCAAAAGCTGACTGCTTATGCGATGGGCTTGCATTATGAACTTACACAGCAAAAGGGAGTTCATCCCAACGGTTCAGAGTATTACGAGATGATCGATGAGGAAATGCGAAAACATTTCCCTATTGACGAAATTAACAATAACTACCAAAATGGTTCTACAGAAAGTTCTGTTTCTTCTGATGTTCGTGAGTCAACGGATGCTGAAAGTATTTCAGTAGAAGTTGAATCGGAAGAAACAGTGGCCCCCGTGGTTGCGCCAGCTACTCGTAGCAGTAACAAAAAACCAACGCGAGCCAAACTCACGAAGACCCAAGTGGACCTCGCTAGAAAGCTTGGGATTACTAACGAACAGTACGCGAAGCAGCTTTTGAAGGAGCAAGCGAATGGCTAAAGATAAAGATGATAGTGAACTGTTCGACGGCGATAAGCGCGAATCGAGAACCGCCGCCAGCTTGGGTGATAGAGAAGCCCGTGAGATGAGTGAGCGCAAAAAAAGCTGGGCACCTCCGTCACTTCTGCCTGAGCCAACTCCTGTAGACGGTTATGTGTATCGATGGATACGCACGGCCACTTTAGGGGAAGCCGACAACACGAATGTTTCTCAACGCTTTAGAGAGGGTTGGGAACCTGTTCCTGTTGACGACCATCCTGAAATGCAAGTCCTGAATGATCACAACTCGCGGTTTGAAGGGTCTATTGAGGTTGGTGGTTTATTGCTTTGCCGCACCGCTAAAGAGAATATGCGACAGCGGGACGATTATTATGCAAACAAAACCAAACAGCAGATTGATGCAGTTGACCAGAGCTATCTAAGAGAAAGCGACCCACGGATGCCTGTTCTCCGTCCAGAGAACTCGACGCGGGTTGGTTTCGGAAATGGCCGCTCATAGTAAGTCCTATGGGTTTTTTTCAACTGAAGATGCGAAAAGGAGACAGAGATGTCCTCAACTGCTGCACCCTTCGGTCTGCGCCCCATTGGTCGGTTGGATAGTGGTTCGTTAGAAGTATCGCGCCAGTATCCAATAGCCTCAGGCTATGGCACAGCTATCTGCGTAGGTGACATTGTTCAACTAGTAGATGGCGGAACCGCCACCACCATTGAGAAGCAGTCCGCAACGGGCGACGACTCAACCGCCATTGATATGGTCGGT